ACACGTAAGGAGTCGTCGGCAGCGTCAGATGTGTATAAGAGACAGCAGTAAATATAGGGGACGTTCCAAGAATCACTTTTGTTTTTGATGTCCCCCATCACAAACGCAATCCTTAGGACTTTTATTGATGGAGAAAGTAGAAACTACAATTCTTAGAAATTTACTTTTTAATAATGATTACTGTAGGAAAGTTCTACCTTTCCTAAAGGAAGAATACTTTGACAATCTTCATGAGAAGGTAGTTTTTCAAGAGATCTGTAAGTTCATCATGTCTTATGATGACCTTGCAACAAAAGAAGTTCTGTTGATTGAAACTGAAAACAGAACTGATATCACAGAAGAAACCTATAAAACAATTTGTGATTATGTTTCTTCTCTAGATAATTCTCCAGTTGAAAATAATTGGTTGGTTGATACCACTGAGAAGTGGTGTAGAGATCGTGCCATCTATCTTGCTTTGATGGAGTCTATTAAGATTGCAGATGGTCAAGATGATAAGAAATCTAGAGATGCAATCCCAACAATTCTCCAACAAGCACTAGGAGTAAGTTTTGACAATCACATTGGACATGACTATCTAAATGACTACGAACAAAGATATGAATTATACCACAAGAAAGAGGACAAGATCCCATTTGATCTCGAATACTTTAACAAGATCACGAAAGGTGGTCTCCCTAATAAGACTCTCAACGTCGCTCTTGCTGGTACAGGTGTCGGCAAAAGTCTATTCATGTGCCACATGGCTAGCTCCATCCTCTTGCAAGGGCGCAACGTTCTCTACATTACACTTGAAATGGCAGAGGACAGGATTGCTGAAAGAATTGACGCGAACCTCTTGAATGTAAACATTAGGGATATTGGCGATATCCCTAAGAAAATGTTTGAGAATAAAGTTAATACTCTTGCCAAGAAGACTCAAGGTACGCTAATTATTAAGGAGTACCCTACAGCATCAGCACATAGTGGACACTTTAAATCACTTCTTAATGAGCTTGCACTTAAGAAATCATTTAGACCTGATATTATTTTCGTTGATTACCTTAATATATGTGCTTCCTCAAGGTATAAGTCGAATTTTTCTGTCAATTCATATAGCTATATCAAAGCTATTGCTGAGGAGCTTAGAGGGTTGGCTGTTGAAGCAAACGTCCCTATCGTTTCTGCCACGCAGACCACTCGTTCTGGTTATGGTAGCAGTGATGTTGAGCTTACTGATACTAGTGAATCCTTTGGTCTCCCTGCTACTGCTGATCTTATGTTTGCCCTTATTTCTACAGAAGAGCTTGAGAACTTGGGACAAATTATGGTGAAGCAATTGAAGAACAGATACAATGATCTATCAGTCAACAAGAGGTTCATTGTTGGTATTGATAGGGCAAAGATGAGACTCTATGATTGTGAACAAAAGGCACAAGAGGATATTCTTGACTCTGGACAAGATGAAGAGTATACTTATGAAGATGAACCAAAACAAAGTAAATTCGCAGGTTTTAAATTCTAATGACTGAACAAGTTGATTTTAACAAGTACCAACAGTTTGTTGATGCAGTAACTTCTGATGCTTCTACAGACTTTGTTGCTTTCTCAGATCGTATTGTTGAACTGGATGAGAAAGGTGCCAACATTGAACGACTGCTTACTGCTGGTGTTGGTATCAATGCAGAGGGTGGTGAGTTCCTTGAGATTATTAAGAAGATGATTTTCCAAGGCAAACCCTGGAATGCTGATAACAAAGAGCACCTGATTATTGAACTTGGTGATCTGATGTGGTATGTGATGCAAGCATGTATTGCACTTGAAACTCCTATTGATCAAGTGATTGCACGCAATGTATCTAAACTAGAGAAGCGTTATCCTGGTGGTGCTTTTGATGTCTTCTATTCTGAGAATCGTGCTGATGATGATAGATAATAATAGTCACTAATATTATTCATGGCAGGAGCAACATCCCTTCAGGAACAGTGTTCAATTATAGCAATGTATCATGCTATAGACCTTGGTGCTGATTTAAGACCAATGATGGATGTGGACTTGAGAAATTCTCTATTGAGAACTTATCCTGCCATGAATAATGATTGGTATTTAACTTTTCTTGAACAAGCAGAAGTTGTAAAAGACTATGTTGGAGTAAGCAGATCAGATAAAACTTATAAGTTTGGTTGGTATGATGGTGGTCCTGGATGGAGTTCTGGCAAAATTCCACCAAATAAAACCACTAGAATTGTAACTGAAATTTGGGATTTATTTACTAGAGAACAGAGAAATATATTTGGAAATAAAAAAGACTCTTGGAATACTGCTGACGTCTTTATTGTAAAAGCAAATAATGAATCTGCATTAATAAGAGAAATAAAAGATCTCCATAAAACGTTTACTGACACAACAAGTCCAGAAATTTTTGTTGGAGTTCTTAAGACTTATATGTCCAAAGCTTTAAAGGATGGTATATTGATTCCAATATCTTTAAAGAAAAAAACATCTGGAGCTGCTGTTAGAGCAAAAGAAAACAATGTAGATGATGTTCCAATGGGTGAGTTAAACGTCGTTGAAGCAGCATTTGATGAAGATCCAATTAGTTATTTTGATATAGAAGATAGGGGTGAATTAGACTTTAAAGGAAATTCTTTTAAATACAAAGCTAATTTTACTGTAGGATCCTATAGAACAAAATATCAAATTGAACAAAGGATGCAAGGGCAAACTTCAAAGGCAGAAGTTAAAGACATAGTACAAACCACCACAGGGAATTATAAAGCTGCTTCTGCACAAACTGGATTAGTCCCTGGTCCAAAATTTAGAGAATTAATTTTAACTCATGCAGGTGAAACTTATGAGTTGAATATTCCAAATGTTAATACAGCATTTAATCAGCAAGAAAAAGATTATTGGAAAAATTATTTTAAACAAATCTATAATGATAATACTTTCTCTGGTAAGGATTTTGGAAGTTTAGAAATAATGGGTACAAAATATACCCCTGAAGATTTTATGGAGGTTGCTATCAATCTTGATAGTATGACAGATGCTCAAGTTAGATCTAGTTATAAAGTTTCTAAAGGTGACTACTCTGCAAAACTTAGAAATAAACTAAGACATCTAAGATTCATGAAAGCTTTGATAAGAGCAAAGTCTAGAAATGGAGATTTTGGAAAAATGCTATGTGAAATCTATTATAGAGCTGCCAAGATGAATGTTGATGAAAGTGAATTGATTGCTCCATTTATCAAAATTAGCTCTTGACTTTTTTAGGTAGATCTGCTACCATACATAAACTGTTCCCAACAAGTTGCAATTAATGATTGATCTGAGAACTGGAGACTGCATTGAGTTGGCAAAGCAACTTGATGACAACTCTATTGACTGCACTGTAACCTCACCTCCATACAACAAGCAAAAAGTTGGGGGTGGTTTGTTTCGTAAAATTGAGTATGAGAAGTTTGATGATTCTCTTCCTGAGGAGGAGTATCAAGAGCAGCAGATTGAACTTCTGAATGTACTCTATGATAAAACCAAAGAAGGTGGTTCTCTTTTCTACAACCATAAAGTCAGATACTTGAAAGGATCTGCTATTTCTCCATGGCAGTGGTTGACCAAAACTAAGTGGAACATCAGAGAAGAGATTGTTTGGAATAGAGGTAGTGGTCCAGAGATCTCTGGGTATAGGTTCATTCAAATTGATGAAAGAATCTATTGGTTGTGTAAAGGTGAGAAGCACCCAAGACTTCCTAGGAGATCTGCCAACTTTGGTAGTGTTTGGAAGTTTGGTCCTGAGATGAAGAATCCTCATCCTGCACCTTTCCCCATCATCATGCCTCTTCGTTGTATCCAAGCAGTGATGAGTGAACCAGGATTAGTTCTTGATCCTTACAGTGGTTCAGGTACAACAGGTCTTGCTGCAGTTCTTCTTGGTCACAAGTATATTGGATTTGATTTGTCTGATTCATATCATGATATGGCAAGAGAAAGAATCAACAATCCTACTAGGAGAGAACTTGAAAAGTTTACTGAAGAATGTGGTATTGAGGTAAATAATGAAAGAGGTCTCTTTAGTTTACTTGACTCCTAATGGATTTATTTTTTAAAGAACTTGTGCAGGTCTACAAAAAAGAAGTAAGGATCAAGCAGATTAAAAAAAGATCAATTGAAAATTTCTGCAGGTTCTATTCTAGTTTTGTAGATCAACACAAGGATCCAAAGGATAAGGATTATAAATATTTAAAATTGAAACAAATAGGATTAAAGTACATTCTTGACAATCAGGATTTGATATATTCGGAAATTAATAAATGAAGAACTTCCTAGAGTTTATAACTGAGGCAAGAACATCCCAGGCTTCTGCACAAGCAAAGAAGCTTGGGTTTTCTGGCGATGGGCATGGGTATTGGGTAGATAAAGAAGGAAAGAAAAGGGCACAGACTGTCAAGGGAAAACTACAGTTCTTAGATGATAAGAAGAGAAAGTCTGAGAAGGAAGAAGATCCTGATAGACAAGAACCTGCAAAAATCAAAGCAAAGAAATTAGGTAAAGCAAAACCTGCACCAAAGAGAATTGGTGCAAAAGCAAAACCACCTACATCAGAAAGAACTAAAAAACCTGAGCAGAAATCTGGAGCAAGAGCAAAGGGTGCTGAACAGCAGGCAGGACCAAGTGCAGATGTTGTTACAGTTGCTATTGGTAAGTTTAATCCTCCAACTAAGTCACACTTAAATCTTTTCAATTCTTTGAAGAAGTCTGCATCTGGTGGAAACTTCTATATCTTCCCATCTAGAACTAAAGATGGGAAGAAGAATCCTTTGGATCCAGATTTAAAAGTGGAATTCATGAAGGCAATGTTCCCTGAGTATGCTGATAATATAATTGACAGTGAAGAATTCAAAACTATTTTTGATGTCCTTACTTTCTTGAATCAAGAAGGATACACAGGAGTTAATATTGTTTGTGGTGCTGAGAGAGTTTCTGAAATTGAGAACCTTGCCAAAAAGCAAAATGGTCAAATTTATAATTACTCATCCATGAATGTAATGTCTGCAGGACCAAAAGATTCAGATGATGGATCTCAGGAAGCAAGAGTTGCAGCTGCTGCTGGAGACTTTGAAGCATTTAAAAAGACAATGCCTCAAGGTGTTCAACCTAAGATTGTTAAGAAGTTGTATGATGAACTTGGTGGTTCATTAGAAGTAAAAGAAACCTGGCAGATTGCACCAGAATTAGATCCACAGGGATTGAGAGAGCATTATGTGTTTGATAAGTTATTCCAAGTTGGAGATATTGTAGAAAGTTGCAATACTGGATTAAGAGGAGAGATCATCAGATCTGGAGCAAATCACTTAATTTGCGTAACTGAAGATGGAATAATGTTCAAATCCTGGATCAAGGATGTGACTTTAGTATAAATAAAATTAAACATCTAATTAAGTAAATGGATAACATTTGGGCAGATTCTTTTTCTGAAATCAGAGAATACTCTTTACAAGAGAAAAAGCAAGAAAAGAAAGAGGGCAAACCAAAGCGTTGGTGGGATGATGATGGCGATGGCGTAGGATATGAGCCTGGTGAAGTCTCTGGTAAGTTCAAGAAGACTAAGAAAGAAGGTAAGGATTATGATCCCATGGAGGATCCTGAGTTTGATCATGATGAGGCAGAGAAGAACAGAGGAGTATCAGGTAAGAATAATCCAAAGGGTGGTAAGAAGTTAAAGAAAGAAGAGACTGAAGTTGATGAAGCATTCCCAAATGTAAAGGGAACTCTCAATCCTTGGGAAGATCCTAAGACTGGAAAATCTAAAGTTAAATTGGTTACAGATCCTAAGACTGGTAAACCAAAAGAAATCTCTAAGGAAGAGGTTGAGATTGAAGAGGGTCTTAAGAAGGCACGTAAGAATGTTGGTGCTAGTAAATGCTGGGATGGTTATAAGGCAAGAGGAACCAAGATGAAGGGTGGCAAGGAAGTTCCTGATTGCCAGAAAGAAGAAAGAGAACTTTCCAGTAAGAAAGATAATGGTGAGATGATTGATGTAATGAAGGGTAAGAACAAGATTGAAATCAATCCAAAACTTGGTGAAGAAATCCAAGCATGGGTTGGTGAACTCTTAGATGAAGGATTTGATCTTTCTAAGTTTACCCCTGATGAGATTGTTGAGATTTATGAGAGTGCTGAGGAAGAGCAAGGAAACTCTCAGATGAGTGCAGTCAAGCAAGCTGCTGCTAGAAGTCAAGTTAGAAGAGATAGAGATAGACTGAGACTATCTCAGATGCAACAGAGAACTAAGACTTCTCCAATGGAATCTGTTCTTAACTTTGTTGAAAGCAGAGAACTTCCAAATTTTGAAGTTTGAAAATAAATAAAATCGTCCACACTGGAGAACATCATGGCACTAGCAGCAGTAGTAGCAGTAGTAAAACCAATCTTACTTAAGATTGCTACTCACCCAGCAGTAAAAAATCTTGTTCTAGACTTGCTTGAAAAGTATGTTGCTAGCACAGATAATAGCATTGATGATGCTATCTTAGCTACTGTAAAGGATCTAATTAACAAACCACAAGAAGGTTAATTTTGGGGGGCAGACAACTGCCCCTTTTTATAAATAAATTAAGAAGAAAAATCATTAAGGAAAAAAGACATGGCTCTTTGGGGAAAAGCGGATAGTGTTTACTCTATTGGCACAGTCACAGTTGATTATGCCAATAAAGTCATTACTGGTTCTGGTACATCGTTCATGGCTGCCAGTGTTGGTGATGTGATTACTATTGGTGCTGGTGCTACAATTGGTGAGGCAGTTATTTCAGGAATTACTTCCAACACCTATGTTTCAATTGCCTCTACTCAGTTCTTGAGTGGTATTGCTGCTGTTGGTTTGGCATACACAATGTCACAGAAACCAAAGTATACTTTACATGATACCAACTACACTGCAACTGAAATCTATGGTATTGATCCTACTGAGGCAGGGATTGCAAGAACTACCAAGTATGCAGTAGCACATCCTGGTTGGGTAGGAATTCAGACCTATGTTGACATGCATGGTACTTTGAGAGTCAAATCAGAGACTTTAGTCGCATTCTCTGGTATTAGTTCTGGAGTTGCTTCTTACAGTGCAGCTGGTGATGCTAATGATGATAATGTCAATCCTGGCATTGGAGCAACTGTATTTGTCCCATAATAATCTATGAAGTTTGATGAATTGAATGAAGACAATTATATCTTGTTTGCCATAAAATATTATGACAATCCTCAAGCGGTGACGCAAGAGGATTTTTTTGAAGACCTAAACAGATTCAAATATATCAAGAAGTTGTTGAGGAAATATGTAAAGTCAGGAGACTTAAAGACAAGTCTCCTGATTAATCATTTTATTATTGTCTTTAATATCTTTAATGAGGCTGCTCTTCCTTTACTATTCTATAAGATAGAAAGGGAACTTTGGTCACCACTAAAAACATTTTTGATGTTCTTAGATAGGATTCCAGATTATCCAAAGACCTTTGCT